AAGGCAGGAACATTAGTTGCATCATAATCAAACCTCTCTCTACGCAGCATAAGGTAGTCGATAGCACCTGTTTCAGCGTCTGCTAAACCAAGTCCATTGTCCTCTTGTGCGGGTGGTTGTTCTGGATATCGATAAATGCTCAAGTTTTTGCCTAAATAATATTACTTGTATCATATGTATTTATGAGGTTTAAACAAGGAAAATACATTCCTCGCAATCCAAATAAGTATAAAGGCGATCCTCGCAACATTATTTACCGTTCATCTTGGGAACATAAGTTCATGCTTTGGTGTGACCAACAGAATTCTTCAGTACAAGAATGGGGTAGTGAGGAGATCGTTATTCCTTATGTAAGTCCTGTTGATGGTAAAAGGCACAAGTATTATCCAGACTTCTATGTCAAAATCAAAGGTAAAAAGTATATGGTTGAGGTAAAACCATTTAAACAAACTAAAGAACCTAAGACTCAAAAGAAAATCACTAAGAGATATGTTAGTGAAGTCTTAACTTGGGCTGTCAACAAAGCTAAATGGAAGGCAGCTGATGAAGTTTGTCAGGATAATGGATATAAGTTCATGATTATTACAGAAAAGGAGCTTAAAGTATAATGTTAAAAGGACTATTTGATGCCCTATTAGATGTATTAAAAGCTGCAGGAGCAACTCAGTTTACTGGGATACCTGGTGCAGGTGGAGCAGTGCCGAGTAAATTCCAAGAGTTTATGGCTTTTAGTAGAAAGAAGATGGGGGACTTCTCTCTTACTAACATATACACAGTCCAATTTAGCACCCCTCCAATGTTAACAGACAGTTTTGAGACTGGTGATGATAGAATGTTATTGGATTATTACTGTGACTCTATCAACCTTCCAAGTAAACAGGTAACTACAGCACAGGTAATGAATGTAGGATCTGCATACAAATATGCCACTGGTAATGCATTTAGTCAGATCAATATGACATTTAAAATACCAAGAACTCAGAGAACGAGAGCAATATTTGAAAGATGGGTCGCATTGATGAACAATGATGCTAATCAATATGTAAATTTTTATAAGCAATATTGCTGCCCAAGGATAAGAATATATAAGTTTGAAAGAGGTGGTGGAATGAATGTTGATAACTTTGCAAATGACATAGGGATCTTTGGTGGTCAGGCAGGAGATAATAACCTATTAAATTATCTTAAACAAGATAAATCTATATCACAGGCAAATCTTGATAAAGTAAAATCTGTTGCTAAATTCTATAGTTGTCACGGTATGTGGGAGTTAAGAAATGCATTCCCAACTAACATTGGATCAATACAGTTGAATAATAACGAGGCAAGAATTATGTCAATGACTATATCATTTAACTTTGAGAGATATAGATTCTACACCAGACCTCTTTATTCACAAGGTAATAACAAGGAATTCATTGTTGATAATCCTGCATTAAGAAACAACGTACAGTTGAATCAACATGGTGCACATGTGTCAACAGGAGACGCAAATGGCATGGGATATAAGAAAGGGGCTACTAGCAATGATAATTACTGGTAAGTCGCATATATAATTTGGACTTTTATTCCCAAATAACCCCCAAAAAAATTCGACCCAAAAAAAGACCCCTTAGGGTTTTTAACTAAATAATTACAACTGAAAATATCTTATTATGGCACTTCCCGTATTAAATACTCCGAAGTTTAAATTAAAACTTCCATCTGACAGCAGAGTAGTGAATTTTAGACCTTTTCTTGTAAAAGAAGAAAAGATTCTATTAATTGCAACTGAAACAGGTGAACAGGCAGAACTAATTACTGCTATTAAAAATATTATTAAAGCATGTACAGATATTAAAGATGTTGAGCAATTATCAACATTTGATATTGAATTTGTTTTCTTACAGATTAGAACTAAATCTGTTGGTGAATCTGTAGATGTATCCGTAACATGCCCTGATGATGGCGAAACACAAGTCGATGTATCTATTCCTTTAGACCAAATTAAAGTCATAAAGACAAAAGGTCATAAAAAGGAAATTAAGTTATCTGAAGAAGTTGTGTTAACAATGAAGTATCCAAGTTTGGATATTTTTGTTGAAATGAATTTCCAACCTGAAGATGTTGGAGTAGATCAAGTTTTTAGAATGGCAGCAAGTTGTATCGACTCTATTGCAGATGTTGAACAAGTATATGACTGTAAGGACTTACCAAAAGACGAAATTACATCATTTCTTGACCAAATGACTTCTGATCAGTTTAAAAAAGTGCAAGATTTCTTTGAAACTATGCCAAAACTGTCGCATACACTAAAAGTGACAAATCCCAACACAAAAGTTGAGAGTGAAGTAAAACTTGAAGGTTTAGCAAGTTTTTTCGCCTAGCCCTAATGCATGCTAGTTTGCAAAATTACTATGAAACTAATTTTGCATTAATACATCATCATAAGTGGCAAATCGAGCATATCGAGAATTTGCTGCCTTGGGAAAAAGAAATCTACATGAATTTGTTAGTTCAATTCCTCCAAGAAGAGGATAAACATAGAAGGGATCAACAGGCGAAATCTGGTGGCTAAAATCTCAATGTATAAGTTCATTAATCCTGGTAGCAGTGGGATAAAGTCTGCTGCCAAGACTGAAGGAGCTCGTACAACACTTTTAGCGATTAATAGACTAGGTAGTTCAGTATCTGGACTATCAAAGACTGTTAATAACCTTGAAAAAATTTATAAAGCGAGTGCAAAGAACGAAAAACTCATAGAAATTGCAGAACGCAGAAGAGCAAAAAGAGAAAGGGATAGACAAAGAGAAGAAGAGATAGAAAGTCAAAGGTTACTGGATGGAAAGGATCTTGAGAAACAGGCAAAAGACGCAAATAGTACAAAAGGTAAATTTGGTAGTAAATTAAAAGATTCACTTTTAGGTGGTTTAGAGGGGATATTGACATCTATTGTCGGTTTCTTGATGAAACTGTTTGCATTAACAGAGTTAAAAAAATTACAAGCATGGTTTAATGATCCTGTTGCAAAAGAAAAAAGAAAAGAATTTGTAGAAAATTTTAAATATGTCTTTACGACATTTCTTAAATGGGGAAAAAGATTAGTAGTTGATGGTATAGCTAAACCTTTTAATCAATTAATAAATGGAAAGACTTTTGGAGAAAAATTACAAGGATTAGGTAAACTCGTATTAGGTTTATCTGCTTTAACGGTATTATTGAATCCATTTGGGACTATGGATGCTATTCTCAGTATGTTGGGAATGGACTTTTATCGTGACAAGACTCAAAGAGATAAAGGTAAAGGAAAGGATAATAAAGGTAGAACTTCTCCAAATAAAAATAAACTTTATAATAAAAGAATAAACGCAAGAAAAGATCTACTTACTAAACAATTTGGAAAAAATGGTAGAACTGCATATGATGGATTTAGAGCACAAGGTGATAGTCATGCAGAGGCACTAAAAAAAGTCAAAAGATTACAACGTCAAAGACCAGATAAATTTAAACCTAAAGTTCAACCTAAGACATCAGGTTTAAGTCCTTCGGGAGCAAAACCAGGCATTTCTACCAAATATGGATTTAACAGATCCTTTGGTCGTGGTGCTTTAAAATTCATGGGGAAAAATAATGTAAAACTCCTCGGCAAAGCATTTAAGAATACTTTTGGAAAAGTACCTGTTTTTGGAACTTTACTAACAGCAGTATTTTCAAGATTACAGGGAGATCCTTGGGGAGCAACGATATTTAAGACTGCGGGTGCAGCAGTTGGCGGTGGATTAGGAACATGGTTATTACCAGGTATTGGTAGTTGGATTGGTACTATGGTTGGTGAATACGTAGGTAATTTGCTATACATGGGATTCAAAGGTGATGGATGGCAAGCAGCTGGTAAAAAATTAAAAGAAGATGCAGCTGCGTTTATAGGACAAGTCAAGAATATCTTTGATTGGATGAAGACGAGAGTCACAAAATTCTATAAAGGCATACCAAAGATAAAAATACCAGATTTTCCTAAAGATCCTCCTAATTGGATACCACCTCTCGGTTTTGGATTGAGAGAGAAGATATATGGTGGTGCCAAAATTGCTATGAAAGCAATGCTTGGTCCTATAGGACTTTTGATGGGTAAAGAAGTCCCGAACATTGCTTGGATAATGGATGGGTTTGGATTCAAAAATACTTTACCATTACTTCACAAATCATTCTTTAAATCTGATCCAGTTCAAGAAGGATCAAAGACCTCAGGTGAGGCAATGGTTGGTAAGAAAAGTGAAGAAGAAGAAAAGGCAGGTGATGATACATCAGGAACAAAGAAACTTAAACCTTCTCCGAAAAAAGGACAGAGTTATGATACAATGCCTTTTGTACCTGCTGAGAAATATAAAGGTGTAGAATCTGACAATGAAAGATATGGTGATACATTCCCCCAAGGTTCCTTTGGTACTAAACCAAAGAAGTTAAGTCCATATGAAAGAAAATTTGGTAAGAAACATAATCCCTTAGCGACTGTAAAAAATAAAGGATTGTTCTATGAGACAATGCCTTTTATACCTATGAACCAGTACAAAGGTGTAGAATCTGATAATGAGAGATATGGTGATACAATGCCAGATGGAGCCTTTGGTATAGGTTCTAAATCTACTGATGTAGTATCAAGACACTCTGTTGGTTCGTCAAAAGATCAACCTAAAACAACAGCAGTGGGTAATAAAAAGAAACCTTGGTGGAAATTTGGATTTCAAGAAGGTGGACATGTACCACAATTTCTCTTTGGATTTGTTAAGAGTATATTTAAAGGTGTTACTAAGGCAGTTAGTAGTGTTGTTAGCACGGTAGGTAAAGTTGTTAGTAGCGTTGCCTCAGTTGCTATGCCTATTTTGAGTGTAGCAGCACCATTTATTCCTGCGTTGGCACCAATCATGCCATTCATGCAAGCAGCTCAGGCAGTGTCTGCAGTTGCATCTGGTAATATTATGGGTGCTATAGCACCTGGTTTAGGTGCATTGGGTGGATTCTTCCCAGGCACTTTTGGTGCAGAATCTGCATTCGGTCAGTTCATGAGTAATAATCCTATAGGTAAAGCTATAGGTGGATTTGTGACTGGTGGTGTGCAGGGTGCTTTAGGTGGTCTTACCAGTTTCTTACCTCAAGGTTTCCAAGATTTCTTAGGTGGTATTGGTGGATTTATGAATAAATTCCCTTCAATAGGAGGTATTATAAGTGGGATACCTGGTTTAGGTGGTATATTAGGGTCATTTGGAGTAACAGGTTTAGATGGTGGAGGATTCTCTCCAATGAGTTTGTTTGGTGATATAGCAAATCAAATGGGATTCGGTAGTTTATTTAATGTAGTGTCTGGTATGATACAAGGTGGTGGAGTCAATGCTGTTATGGATGGTCTCCGAGAAATGGCACCTGAGTTAGGTGTCAGACCTGAGGCACTTGGTATATTTACAGCAAAGGGTAAAAACGCACGTAATAATTTAATGAGCAGTCAACAATCTTCACAATCAAAAGCATATGCAATGCAATCTCAATTAGAGTTTATTCCTATGCCTGTAATTATTGAAAAGATGGTTCCTATTCATAAGGCAGTCCCTATTGGCAACTAAATATTAAGTATGAACATCTCTCCAAGCAAAATTAATCTTTATAAGTTTGTCTCTACAACAGGGATAGCTGCGGCTAGTGATGCAAAGAAAGAAGAAAAGGCAAATATAAGTATACAAACAAAACAGGTTGAAGCAATAAACCAACTTGGTGGAGTAGTTAATGGTATAGCAGCAAGTCTTGTTAAGATAGAAAAAATAGAATTAGCACGTGCTAAAGCATTAGCAAAGAAAAAAACATTTGAACCAGAATATACGACACCTAAAAAGAGGAAATTTACATTTGCAGGAAAGTTATTAGAGGCATTTAAAGCTCCTAATTTCTTAAAAGGTCTACTAATGATGCTTGGTGCTCTCTTCAAAATGTTGATTGGGATACCTATATTGAGATGGTTAGCAGATAAAAAAAATCAAAAGACGATAGTAAACACGTTTAAGATAATATGGGGAGTATTCAAAGCAATCAGTACGTTTATTGGTAGTGCTTTTGTTATAGGTATCAATAGTCTTGCAAAAGCATTGAAGGGTGGTGAAAATATGAGCACTTGGCAAAGAGTACTTGCGTTTGCCAAGGGTATAGTAGCGTTTGGTGCTATAATTGTAGGACTTAAATGGTTAAATCCTCTTAGAATAGGTAAAACTATGAAGGAGATCGGTATGATCTTCAAAGGTTTTAATAATGCACTGTTTAATTTTAGAAATGCATTAAGAGCAAGAAAAGGGTTAAAAGCACTTACACATGGAAAAGGAGTTGCAGGTACAAAATTTTTAAGCAGAGGACCAGGAATACTTAAAGGTGCAGCAGTAGTTACTGGTGTAGTTGGTGCAGGTGCTTTGTTGATGGGTGGTGATGCTGAGGCAGAAGAAGGAGAAGAAGAGGCACCAGAAAGGAAGTTTGGAG